GAGTCATCCTGAAAACTATCATCATCTAAACCATCATCCATAAACCCAAATGGTGCCATATCTTGTTCTATTGCGTTTTGTTGTTCTTCATACATTCTAGCACGTACATCTTGGTCTGTCATCTCTTTAAAATATCTTTGATTTGTTATCCATGCAAATATGACACAACACATAACTAAATCGTCATTAGAACCTTCTTCAGCTTGCCAACCACTACCTCGTCTTACAAATGTTGATAATTCTTGTATAGTATGAAAATCAGGTATAAGCATCTTGTCACCTTCAAGTAAAGATTTTAAATTTGAACAACCTATACGTTTTACTTGTTTGGTCATACGAACACCTAGTTGAGTTCCTCGTTTACTGAAGCCTCCACCCAATACTTGTCCTGCTCTACCTTTCATCATACACATTAAAAGATTTGTATATTCTAGTTCAAACTGTAAAGCGTCTGCAATTTGATGACCTAAATCATTTACTTCAACACAAACATGAGCATTGTTATATTCTTTTGCAACCTTTTCAATTGTGTGTGGAAACAATATAGGTTTAATTTCATTATCTCTAAACTTTGCAACCATCCTATATGGCATTTTTGAAACATCAAATACCGTAAAGGCTGAATAATCTCTTACAGTACCACGAGCAACGTCAACTGTCATAACATAATCTTTACCTTTTTCCGCTCTTTCATACATATCTAAACCTGCGTTTGAAACTAATGGTGTGTTGTGGGATAACGTTCTTAATTTGGATGGATTAATTAATGTATCAACTGATCCTACAAACTCACATTCAAACTCGGTGGCAAATTGTGCCTCACTAGTATTTCTTATAGTTTCTTCTTTCCATTTATCATCTCTACCTGGCACTTCAGACCAATGTACTTCAATAGGTTTATAGTCATTTCTTCCATGTATTGCATCATTCCATAGTTTATAAAACATATTCATTCCATGTGGCGTAGATACAATCATAACTTTAGATTTTTTACCAGAAGAAATTGTAGGATAAACTGAACTAAAAAATTGCTCAGATATATTGTTAGGTATGAAAGCAAACTCATCAAGGAATATGATATTAAATGAACCACCTCGAATAGCACTTGAAGATGTTGCAGCCGCAAGTATCTTTGAACCATTTTCTAATTCAAGTGAACCTTTGTTCCAGTTTAATACACCTTGTTGTAACCATTTAGGTAAGTTTTCATATGCAAGTTGTAATCTACCTAACAAATCTCTAGCAGTAGAACTTTTGTTTGCAAGTATGGCCACATTGATGTTATCATTGAATATAACTTGATGTAATAGATATGCAATAATAGTAGTTGATTTACCTGACTGTCTAGGTAATTTACAAATAGAAAAACGATTATCATGGAATGTCTTAACCATTTTTTCCTGAAAACCATACATATTAAAAGGAACTAATCCTTCATCAATGTTTACAATTTTAGTATATGTCTTTACAAAATGTATAGGGTTTTCCATACACTTAGCAATCTCTCTTATTTGTTCTTCGGTATATTCTTGTTTGAGATTTGCTTTGTAAAGATTAGGGTTACCTAAGTATGCTTCACTCATCATTTACCTTTTTAAAATCTTTATCTTCTTCACTTTGAACTTGTGTGTTTTTGTTCTTTAACATTTTATGTAATTCTGCTGATGAACCCACAAACAAGGCCTGTTTAATATTTGTATTATTTGTTTTATTAGGAACGTCTTTTAATGTTTTAAGTTTGCCTTGTAAGTCTTGTAATTTATCAACTGTATCAGCAACTTGTTTAATAAGATTACCTGCAACTTCGTAAGCACGAGGATGTTGACTTTCATTTGCAATATCAAGTATACCTTGAATTGCGTCTTGGCCTCTTTCAATTAGATTGTAATAATTTTCTCTACTGTATTTGTAATCATTATCTACATCCTCTTTTTCTTTATCTTCAATTCTAGGAACGGGAGGAGTGTATTCTTTTTTAACTACAGCTTTAGTAACTGGCTTTTCAGTAGTGATGCCAAGGGCTTCGTTTATTTTATCATCTATACTCATAATTACTTGTCAGTATCACTTGACGGATCATAGTTTTTTGAATCCGTAAAACTTGTTATTGTTGTTGTAAAACCAAAATCATCATCTGAACTTGCGTTAGTTGGATTTGGTACAACCACAATTCTTTCTTCTCTTTTTTCAGTTGACTCTGTATCTGAATATATATCAGCCTGTGTTTTTTTAATAACTCTTTGTGAGTACACAGGACCATACAGATATGTTTTTGCTGTAAAACTTAAAGTGTAATTAACAGCACGTCTTGTAGTAAATGAACCATCGTAGGTATCTTCATAATTAACACTATTTAAAATAATTGGCACATCTCTTTTAATACCCATACTTGGTATTGTATTAATTGTAACTGTATAATCTGGTTGAAAATATGGCAATATCTGTTCTACTATTTGTAGTCCACCTTCAGCGTTTGCTGTAAATGAATATAAATTAAAAGATATATTATATGGTACAGGATTATATTGATAATCCATTACATCACCTCTATCACTTCTCGGAGCTCTAAACTTACCTACCTTTTGTAGTTTACGGCCTGCGTCATAAGATATTCCTGTTATTTCAAAACCCATACGAGGTAAAGATATTGAAAATTCTTTATTTGTTAAATCTGATTGCTGTTCTAATCTTACTAAAAACTTTTCTTTTGGTGAGTATGCTAAAGGTACTCTAATAGATTGTACAACGTTGTCATTACTGTCTGTTCTATGAATAACGATATTGTTAAATATTGTACCAAAAGCAACAACAACTTTTCTTAATGACTCATGGTAAAAGTGTTTTCCAAACATATTTAAAATCCTTCATCTACTTCACCAAAAGGATTTCTTTCAGTAAAGTCTAGTATATCATCCGATGTACTTGTTGTGCCAAAACCAGCATCTGTTTCATATGTTGTGTTATCAGCATAATTTTTTGATTGAGTTTCAATATTAAAGTCTTCACTTATCATATAGTTTGTTTCACCTGTTGAAGACTCAAGTAATATTGAACCTGTATCATCTTCTAAAGTAATTTGGTATCTTAATTGATCTAGTGAATAGTTATCTTCAGCTTCACCAATCTGAGGTATAGTACCATCAATTCTTTCTGAACTATACTCAAATTTAGTAGCCCGTAATTTATATACAGGTAAATTACCAATTTGAAAGAATGGTTCCTGATCTTCTACAAATTGTATTTCAAAGAAAGAGTTAAATAAAGGCACATAAATTAAATCACCTTCATTTGGTCTTCCTTCTTTAATTAGTGTTGCGTTACTATCAACCTGATCTTGCCATCTTCGTTTTGCAATCACAAACGTTGTATCATCTCTTATTTCTAAACCAAATTTAGAAATTAATTCTTGTTCGCCTTGGAAACCTTCAGTTGTTTCAACATACATTTCAACTAAGTATGAATCATCAAACTTAGAAAGTACATCTTCACCTAAAACTAAATCCTGATTAACTAATGTTCGTGGTAAGTAAAATACATCTTGGCCATATATCTTTAGGCCTTCTATGATTAAATCTTCGTGTAATCTTTTTTCAGAGTCACTGCCGATTCCGTTACCACCTTGAAAGTAATGATTAACTGGCATGGCATTATCCTATCATATACGTTACAGGCGTTTCGTATGTGCCTCTTATTTCTTCTTCTAATTTTCTTATATCGTCTTGTGCTTCTTGGAATATTTGTTGACCGTTTAATGATACTCCACCAATCATAGTCACACCATTAAATTTTGAAAGGTTTGCACCCCATTGTCTTTTAAACAATGATGTAACATATCTTTTTAGAAAGATGTCGTTATATACATCTGTCATTGTAGATGGATCTAATTTTCTAAAACATTCAATTACAAGATACTCTCCAACTGTAATATCAGTTTTCCAATCCATATCTACATATAATCTATTATTGTATTGATTAAATCTGATAGGTTTTTCACCGACTAATATATGATCTAAAAAATCTAAATGTTTCATTACCATTTCATAATGAATAATTGAAGTAGATGAAAAATCATATAAATCGTTTAATCTCATTTGATATCGTATATCAAACATATTTTGATTGCCTCTATTTGATAGAGGAAAAATTCTTGTTACAGCCAACACAGGTTCAGGTACTACTATGAAATTATTTTGTTCAGTCCATGTAGTAGTTACAGAATTTTTAGTTACACTTGAAGAAGTATCTCCAGATGGCGATTTAATTCTATCTACGTCTGATTGAGTAACCTGATATTTTAAATACGTTCTTTCAACACCATCATAGTGATATTGAGCAAAATATTGTAACGCTTCGTCTAATCTATCTTCTAATTGATCGTCATCTACGTTAATTTCAATTACAGGCTTACCAAGGGTTCTTAAAGCGTACTGTTTTAATTCTTCTCT